TCTAACATATGGAATAAATGTTGAGCATATTTAGCTATTCTAGCTAATTGTCTTCGAGCCATTTTACCTTCATAATCAACTTTACCTTTATGACCTTCATTTATCTTTTTGTCACCATAAACCCCTCCTACTTTATCATAATAATCATCTCTAGCATCTTCTAAAGAAATATCATAATCTCTCATTATAGCATCAATATATAAATTAGCATCATCAGTAGACATTGCTCTAACTATAACATCAATTAATTCCTCTCCTCTTAGATTATTTTTTAAAGCATCTACTTTCATCCAAACATCATCATCTAAAGTTTCTTTTAATGTATCTGTATGACTTGTATCATAACCATCAGAAGGATCATCTCTAAGATCTCCATCTGCTGTATGTCCTACTTTATCTGGTGCCCATTGTGCTGATATCCCATTTTTTAAATCCCAAGAAACAGGATCCATTTCTTCTAATTTAGAAACATCATGTTTTTTGTATTTTTTTCCATCTTGACCTTTGACTACTTTTTCATCAAGATTTTTTTCAATAGCAGCTCCTCTAGTTTTTTCATAATCTGATAATTTACCGTCTTTATTTAGATCTGCTTTTTTGGGATTTTTTAATTTTTCTCTAATTAATTCACTAAGTCTATCTGATTTCATATTTTCTACTTGTTTTTTTGCTATATTAGTTGCTCTACCATACATTACTGCTTCGGCATCTTTACCATACTTATTAACAAGAGAACGTTTGTTTTTTTTCATCTTCATGATGATGTCTTCTCTTTTATCAAGTTCAGCCTTAGTCAATTTTTTTTCATTCAACTTCATTAAAACAGATCTATTTATCTTTTTCAGCTGCTGTTGCTTCTTCAGCATCAGCTCCTTTACCTAGTACTGTTTCTTCTTCATCAGCTGCTTTTTTAAGATAATTTAAAGCCATTCTCATATTTTGATTTTTTGAAAAGTCAACTTGTTCTTCATCTTGGATAGCTTGATAAAAATCTACCATATGTTTAGCCATATCAATAGGTTTTTTAATATCTTTTTTATACTTCATGATATATTGAGAGGGTAAACCCGCAGCAATATTTTCACCTTCATCTCCTATAGCCTCAGCTACTGATTCTTTAGTTTTTTTTTGACTCTCACTAACTTTTACAACATGAGCTCTGGTGAAATAAGTAATAGTATTTCCTATTTGATCTAATAGTTTTTCATCACCTAATTTTTCTGCTTGTTGTTGAGCTTTTGTTAAAAGTCCTTGAACAGCTGCTACATCTACATCCTCACCAGGTACCATTGTTTTTACTTCGATATCTGATTCTACGGATTCATCATCTACATCTACTTCTTCTTTATCAGTTACATCAATGTCTACATCTTTTTCAACATCTACATCAATATTTTCTTCTTCTTGTTCATTAACTTCTTCTTCTTGAAGTTCATTTAAAATTCTTTCTCTGATTTTTGCTTTTAATTCAGATACTTTCATTTTAGATAATTTATCTCTCATGTCAGCTTTTGCATCTTTAAAGCCATCTTCATAACCTTCTTCTTCGGCATCAGTACGTGCATCTTCTTTCATGTCAGCTTTCGCATCTTTCATACCATCTTTATAGCCTTCTTCCTCAGCATCGGTACGTGCATCTTCATTAACATTTTCTGTAATGATTTTTTCATCTTCTTTTTCAAGAAGAGGATTGTTTTTTAGATAATTTTTGTAGTCAAAGTTTTCCATTGTCATATATTTTTATTTATAAATATGTTAAGATTTGTTAGATTTAATTTTTTCCATAATATTTTTTACCATTTGTGTTCTTTTATCAGCAGTCATACTTTTTAACCCACCAGGAGTTTTAGAAGATGTATCTTCTGGGTTAATATTTCCTGTTTTATCATAACCACAACTGCCTTCTTCAATTAGTTTTTTGTTTGTAAATTTCATAGTAATATGTCTTTAGCTAAAAATTCAAATTTAATTTTTGGATACCATGCTCTATCATTATCCCATTCTACTTCATAATAATTAGAGTCCGATACTACTTCATATCCTTTAGATTTAACCCAATTTAAAGCATCTTTCCACACATTATCAGGTAATTCATCTCTATAAACAAAATCTAAAGTACCAAATCCTTTACCTTTATATTTGTCAGTATCAGGTCTATCTGTACCATAAAAGCCCATAGAAATATAAGGACTATATTCTTTAAATTTTGATTTTATTTCTGGTTTGTGTTGTTTTTCTAGATCTTGTATTTTATCTCTAATAGTATCATCATCTCCTATAGCTTCTTTTATATAGGAATTTGTATAGTATTTATGTAAATTAAAGTTATCCATTGTATATTATATTTTATAAATATATATTCTTTTTTATTTCTTTAAACTTTTTAAATATTTTATTGTTTCATCTAAACTATCTAATGCTCTTGTTTTATCTACACCACCAACCCATTTTTCAACATCACCTTGTTCTGATATAAATGATTCATTTGAATTATTATTTATTTGATCTTTTGTCCATTTTTCAAAATCTTTTATAAAAGCATCTATTTCATTATTATGTAATTTTTTTACATAATCTTCCCAAACACCCTTTTGTTTTAATTCGGATTCAAAATATAATTGACATTCATAACAATGTTTATGTACTCTATAATAATCAGCATCAAACTTATGTTTCATTTGTTTTTTACAACTTGGACAAAATAAAGGAGTTCTTACTAATTTTTTTACATTATCATATTTAGTTATGTTTTGTTTTATTCCATTTTTAATAGTCCAAGTTCTTCCATTTTCTTCCCAAACATCTCCTTCATTATAAGTTTCTTGTTTTTTACTATAACCTATTCCCTTAATGGTTCTTTCATCAACTTTACCTTGTATAAGATTACGAGCTCGTTTAACGTCTCTTTTAGACCATTCTTTTCTTAATATATTATCTTTCATAAACCTAATTCTTTTAATTGAGCAATAGTAGAAGCTGCTGATGTATGCAGAATTCCTATTCCACCAGCTGCTCTCCATTGATCTATATTTTTTTTCATATCATCTATCAAAATAGAATTTCCATCAGCATAATTTTTTTTATTATAAGAATATGCTAAAATTACTTTGGTTCCAGGCATTCTTCGTTTTGCCCAAATTCTTTTTCCTAATCTTGACTCATTTTCACGTGAAGGTGATGATAATAATTTTGGGTTATATTTTTTTATATAATTCCAATATTCTTTTCCATCAGGCATCCAATCTATTCCTGTCCAAAATCTAACACCTACTTGTTTATCTATTAAATCCCAAAAAGCTTCTAATCCAAATTTATCTACATAATTTTGAGGAGCAATACCATTTGAAAATTCTTTAAATCTTTTATCAAAATCTGCTATTACACCATCCATATCTGAATAAATTGTATATTTTTGATTTTCTTTTAAAGGTTTATATCCTGATCCATATGGAGCTGCTTTACCATCATGATTAGGTAAATCTATAGTTTCATTTGTTTTCTTTTTCTTTAAACGTTGTGTTTTAGCTTTAGAGGCTTCTTTACGCTTTTTAATATAATCAAATGCAGTTTGTAAACGTTTTTTCTTTTTTGGATCTTTAGTTCTTCCTAAAGCTGCTCTTACTCTTTGATGTATTAAATTTATAACTTGAGATTGACGAGCATGAGATTTATTTTTAAAAGATTTTTTATTTAAAGTATCTACTATATCTTGTCTTGTTGAAAATTTTACTTTTACTGTATCTGAAGGGTCTTCATCTGTGTATAATCTTCTACTTGATCCTTCAGGTTTTTTACCAGTACCTTTTTTAGGGTCTTTTTTCTTTTTTCTGCCTTCTTCTAAAGGAATATTTAATTTAGGAGCTCTTTCAGCCCAAATTCTTTTAACTTCTTCTTGATCTTCTATAGATAAATTTAAAGTATATTTAACATAATTATCAATAACATCCTTAAGTGGTGTTCTTTGTTTTTTTGCTTTTAAATATAAACCTTGTAAATTAGCATCTACCTCTTTTTCTAATTTATAATAATCAGGAGTACCTAAAGTTTTTCTCCAAATTTTCCACCATTTTTTCTTTCCTGTTTTTATTTCTTCCCTTTCAGAATAATCTCTTTCTTTTTCTTTTCCTTTTTTTACATTAGGACCACTTTGCATTAAATGTTCTATTTCATGACGAATAGTATTTCTTAAATCCATTGAAATTTGTTCCCACATTCTAGGTAATTCTTCTACATCTAAAGTCATTTTTATTACAACTTCAGGAACTAAAGGCCGTGCAAAACTTTGATCATTATATATTCCCCCAAATGTAGCTTCAGCTTTATATTCAAAATCTAAATGAGGATAATCAAAATCTTTACCAGGTCCTACTTCTACTTCAAATTTACCCTCGTTATATCCTTCTAAAAAATCCATTTTCCATGAATTTAAAGTCCAACTAGCTAATTTAGTTACTAATGAATCATATTTACCTTCATTTAAAAAAGCCTCTTCTAAACCTTTAGCTAATTCTAAAGCATAGGCATTTATTCCAAATGGATCTTTTTTTGATTTTTTAATATCTATAGGAATTAATGAACCACCTTCTTCTATATCAGTAGTAATTTCACCATCAATAGAATCAGTCCAATTTCTAAAAATCATATTTCCTTCTTGATATGCTTCTCTTTCTATTGCATCTAAATCTGGATCTTCATTTGTATTAGTTGTGTTTATATTTCCTAATCTACCTTCTAAATTTTGTATATGGTGAATCATTTCGTGAGCAAATGATCTTACTACATCTTTTGGATGTCTTCCTTCTGTGTATAATACTACTTCTTGAGTATTTGGATTATAATAAGCTGTTTTTCCAAAAAAATCTTTTGCATTTGATTTATCTTCATGTTTAAAAATTACTTTGGGTAAAGGTTTAATATTTAAACCCATCTTTAACATATGTTTAGTTAAATCTCTAATTTGTTGTTTATAATCTATATGGTTAGAGTATGTAGTATTTTCATATAATTCAGGGTGATATCCTAAATATACATTTTTAATATCACCAAATGATTCTCCATCACCTTTTAATTCTGCTGGAACAATATTATCTGGTGTATTAAACCAATATTGTACATCATAGCCCCCATCACTTTTCCAAGTAACAATTAAACCTCTTTTGTATTTTTCTGAATCTGCTTGTAATACTATAGGTTCATTTACTGGTAGAACAATATTATTTTCTTTTATTATTTTTACAATTTCTTCTTTAAGATTATCATATAAATTAGTCATAAAAAGTTTATTCCAAGGTATTTGTCCGTGGTATTCAAATGTATCTGAATCATCTTCTTGTACATTACTATCATCTTTTAATTTGCTTATATCTAAATCTTTAGATGCTACTTTTAGTATTACAATACCACTATTATAAATTTTATCTGAAACTGCTTCTGATGCTTCAGCATATGATTCAGCAACAGCTGGGTCATTTGCTAAATATACAATACCTGGTTTTGAATCTTCCCATGCTAATTCAACTTGTCTAGTATCTAATCCTGTTTTTTGTATACTTGGTAATAAAGCTTTATATGTTGCATGATAAAGGAATTTTGGTATTTCTTGTGTTAATTCTTCTTCTAATGCAATTACAGGATTTGATGTTTGAAAATCTTGTTTTCTCATAATTGTTTTTGCTGTCATATCAATTCCATTTTTATCTACATCAATTACAAAAGGAATATTAATATTTTTATTAAAATCTTTAACAACAGCTTCTAAATCATCTTCAGTTTTAGATAATGGTTTACCATGCTTTTTATATAGTTTTTTAAACACACCTATTAATTCAGCTACAGATATTGGTTTTTTATTTCTAATATCATTTAACCTATCAAAAAAATGTTTTGTAAATTCTATATCAATACCTAATTTATTAAATAAACTATCTGCATACGATTCAATTGAATTTAGTTCTTTTTTTGATATACCTTCATTTAAAGAAGGTGAAACTAAATCATATACTTTTTCTTTATCTACAGTATCTATATCTGGTAAGTATTTAAAAAATTCTTCTCTATTATTAATAGCTTTTCTAGCATTTCTTCCCCTCATACCTTCATCCTTGGTAGTTACTACTTTAACAGATAAATTAGGATATGTTTTTGGATTTTTAAGTAATGTTGTTTGTCTTACTTCTATATCTTTTACATCATCTTCAGCTCCTTCTCTTCTTCCTAAAATCCAATAAACTTTTTCTTGTAAATTTTCTTTAGAATAATTATAAATATTTTTAATTGGAGCAGATACAGGTTCAATTGTTATTTTACCTGGTAGATAATTTTTATATATATCCCATATTAATAATGCTTCTTCTTGATCAATACCATCCCTTGATTTTGCTCCTACAAATATTTTTAACTCATCAATTTCAGGATGTTCTTCTAATGCTTGTTTAACTACATTAAAATGTCCTGCTATTGGTGGTTTAAATCCCCCTCCATACAAAGCAACTACTTTAGTATCATCTACTTCCATTAGCCCTCTTACTAATTCTTTAGTTAATTCGTTCATCGAGTTAAGAATTTTTTTAATTTCATTTGTGCTTCGTCTTTAGATAAACCATCACCAACTATGTCATTTACAAATTTAGTGTTTAAAAGAGATTTAATTATTTCTGCCTCCTTGGCTTTTCTTTCTTCTGATTTAGCTTTTTGTTTATCAGTTTTAGGTTTTGTTCCTTGGGGTTTAAATGGAGTTAAATATTTACTAACAATATCCTCTAAACTATCTAATTTTTCTCCTTCTAAAGTATTAGCTACTAATGCAAAATTATTTTGGTCAAACAAGTCTTTATAAGGTTTATAATTTTTAGTTACATCCATCCAAGTTCTCATTACAATAGCTGGGGCTAAACTTCTATCTTCACCCTCAGATTTTTCAAATCTATCTTGATTTTGTTTTAATGATCTTTCTAAATCAGTATAAACATAAAGCATAAATACATTATATCCTGCTTCTTCTAATTCTTGTTTTAATTGTGCTGTTTTATTAAATGATGCTGCTGTACCATCTAATATAAAAGATTCTCTACCTGCTATAATTTTTTCCATTTCACCCTTAAATTCCTTATTAGCTGCTGCCATTTGTTTAGCTTGCTCACTCCTTTCTTCAGGTGTTGCATTTTTTAAATCTAAAGTAACATTAGCTTTTTTTAACATAGGAACATAAATATCATCTACATTCATTATTTTTAAACCCCCTAAATCTAAACCTCTTAATATATAACCTTTTCCTGCTCCTGGTGCTCCTGCTAATATAACAGCTTTAGGACCATTAATAGCTTCGTTTAATAATTGAGTTAAACTTATCATGATAAAATAATTTTATTATAAATATCACAAACTTCTCTTAGCTGACGTTTTAAATTCAGTAAATATAGGGGAATGTCTTGGATTTTCTAAATCAAATAGTTTTTTTACTGTTTTAAAAATATCAATATTTTCTTCTTGTGATCTTTTAGATTCATATAACTCCCATCCTTTACCCTGTATCATACCTTCTTTTGGTTTTCTTTTAGAAGATTTTAACCAAAGTATACCATATCTATCTGCTTTTTTACCATAACATTCTTCATAACATTTACCATAAACTGCTGTTTGTAAATCATATGTTGTTTGTAAATGATTAGATGTTTTAAAATCTATAATCCATAATTCACCATCAATTTCACACACCATATCACAAGTACCAGCTACTTTTAATTCATCTGAAAATATATGTACTTCAGTTTCAATTAAAGTTGGATTATAAGTTTCCCAAAAATCAACAAATTTTAAAAACATTTGCCAAATGTCTGGGTTGTATTGTGGGTTACCTGATTCTGATAAAAATTGTAATTCTTTACCATTTAAATAATCTTCACACATTTCATGTACTAAAGTACCTTCTTCTCCTGCTTTTTTTACTATCCAATCTGCTGAATATCCTACTTTTTTTAACCAATCTTGAAAAAATTTACCTTTTGGATAATAACTTAAAACATAAGTTATAGAAGGATAATATTTACTATTTCTTCTGTAATACCTAGAGTCTGGTAGTGTAATTTGTTTAGCATCTTCACTAATCTCTAAAATTCTATTATAAGATTTTTTAATTGTTTTTTTCATGTATACATTATTTTCTTTTCCATTAAATCTGAGTATGTTAAAGGAAAAGTTTTTTGGATTAAATTAGTAAATTGTTCAAAACCCATTTCAGAAGGATCTTTATCTTCAAGTTCAACTAAATAAACTTCTTTTCCCTCATCAATAAATTTTTTACAAAAATCTAACGACTGTTTTTGTGCATCTTTATCTAATGCTATATATATTTTTTTAATAGTTGATGTAACTATTTTTTTCATTAAAGTAGATTGTATATTTTTACCTAATAATGGAATTGCATTTCTTTTAATAGCAATAGCATCAAACATTCCCTCACAAATAACTAATGGTAAATTCCAATTTATTAAATGTTCATTGGGTACAATATCTCTACTAACTTCTGGATTTCTATATTTTACATATGGATCTTTTTCAAATGAACGACCTGTGAAATAATTTAAATTACCATGACTATCATAAGATGGAATAATTATCATTTTAGCATATCTTCCATTTTCACAATAACCTATATTATATTTTTCAATATCATCTTTAGTTATACCTCTACTTTTTAAATAAACTAAAGCATGTTTTGCTATTATATCTTTTGAATTTAAAATAGATAAAAATTCTTTTGGTAATTTTAATTCTTTTTTTACTGTTATAGTTTCTACTTCAGATCCAGTTTTAACTAAAGATTTTAATTCTTGAAATTTTTCGTAAGAAGCACCAACTTTTTTAAATAAAGTAGAAAGATATCTACCTTTTTTATTACAAACCCAACAATGCCAAGGGTTATAACCTTTTTTATTTTCTGTAAAGTTAACTTCTAATTTAGGTTTATGATGATGGCAAAAAGGACAATTAAAGGCTTTATTACCTCTTGCTGTTCTTTTTCCATTACCCAACACTGAAGAGGCTAGACTTACAAGCAGTTCATTAATCATATTATTTAATATAATAAAACTATTCTGCTAATCCAAAGTCACGTGTAAAAAATTTTCCTAATATATTATCATTAAAATATTGATCAGATTTTTCTAAAACTTCGTACATAAATTGATATTTAGTTTCAAAATAAGTTAATTGTTTTTTATTTATACATAAATGTATAATTTGTCTTTTAAAATTTGATTTAGGTTCATTTTCTAATAATTTTTTTATTTCTTTATTAGAACTCCAATAATCTTTCCAATCTGATTCTTTAGATACTACTTTATATTTAGGTTTTCTTCCAGGTTGACCTTCATATAGTTTTAAATCTTTTTTACCTAATTTTTGTTTTCGAGTAAATACCAAAAATTTTTTACCTATATATGTTTTTTTTGAAGGAATATGTTCTATTTTATAAATAAAACCCATAACATCTTTGGGAAATTGTTCTATAGATGTTATCTCATCATTTTTATATAACCAATTCATTACATATCAAAATTTACTTGTATTGTTAAATCAGCATTCATAGGTATTTTAGTAGCTTTACTTAATTTACCTACTACTAATAATTCTTTATTTTTATTATATAATCCTACTGTTGTAACATAAGGACTAAAATATGAACCTGTTGCAAAATCATGATATACTAAATCATTAACTCCATTACTTGCTGATAATAATGTTTTATTTAAAGAATAACCAAATTCATTTTCTCTGACAGTACATCTATATTGATGTTCATACATTTGTAATGATGATGAAAAATTAATACTACCTGAATTAATATTACCATTAACAGTAGTAGCACCTGGTTTCATATAGGAAGTTCCTGGG